GAAGGAACTAACTACATGGTCGTTGACCCAGCAGGGGCTAGAAATTGGTTCATGCTTTGGATGCGAGTTGATAAGTCTGGAGATATGTATGTATACCGTGAGTTCCCAGACTCATCGGATGGCGAGTGGGCTTTACCTGCTTCTGAGCCAGATGGCAGGGCTGGTACTGCCCAGCGTAACGGTGCTGGACGCTCTCTTGCGGAATACAAGGCACTTATCCTTGACTTAGAGAAGGGCGAAGAAATCTGGGAGCGTTACATCGACCCTAGGGCTGGTGGCTCTAAGGCTGTCACCGAAGACGGTGGCACTACCCTCATCGATATGCTTGATGATGGAGAAACGCCAATGCACTTTCAGCCAGCCGCAGGAATCAGAATTGAACAGGGCGTTGCCTTAATCAATGACGGCTTCTCCTACGACATGAACCAAGATATAACCCCATTGAACAAACCTAAACTTTACATCAGCGAATCATGTCAAAACTTAATATACTGCCTCAAGGAGTGGACGGGAGCAGACGGAGAGAAGGGGGCAACCAAAGACCCTATCGACTGCCTCAGATACTTGATGGTTATGAATCCAATTTACCAAGGCGGGGACGCAATGCAATCATGGGGTGGAGGAAGTTACTAATGGAAATCTTCTTCCCAGCCCTCTTGTCTCGTCAGAAAGCGATGCTCTTTACTGGTTTCGGACGGAAAAGGCTTGAGTCCCTTGCCAAGAAGGGTCAAGTACGCACATTTACCACCAGCGGTGGTCACAAACGGTACTTCCGAAATGACCTCACTAAATTTTTAAATGAAATCTTACAAAAATAACGAGGACGAACTGGTTTTTGCCAGCGATACCCCGAATATCCCTTATCTTTACAAGGAATACCAGCGTTCTACTCAAAACGGTGGAAACACAGCAAATATCGCTGAAAACGATGACATTCGCCTTGCTAGATGGGCTGGTCAGACGGATGACGGCAAGAAGCACAGCGAAGACCGCATGAACGGTGACGGGGCTTTCCCGTTTGAAGGTGCGTCTGATGTGCGTTGCAGACTGGTTGACCGCACTATTAACGACCTTGTGTCGATGATGGTCACTACTTTTGATAGATGCCAGATTAAGGTCAAGGGTACTGAATTTTCTGATTCCGAAAACTCCGCTACCGCTAATGTGCTGATGTCTTGGCTCCTTGAGTCTCGCATCCGCTCTGAAGTCCGCAAGGAAGCGGAACTCCTCGCCCAGTACGGTACGCAGTACGGTTGGGCTGGACTCCATGTTATCTGGGAGCAGGAAATGGGTACAAGATTCCAGAACATCCGTATGGATGACCTCGTTGCTATGGTTCAGCAAGCGGTTCAGCAGAACCCAGAAGCAACCATCAAGGACTTGCCTAATGCCATCATGAATCCAGAGCAGGAAGACTATGCTGTGGATTTAATCATGCAGTATCTGAAAACTGTTGAGCCAAAGGCAGTTAAGAAGGCTGTCCGTGAACTCCGCAAGGATGGAAACGCTAACATCCCCGAAACATTTATTGCAAAGAACCAGCCTCTCATTGTCGCCCTCAAGCCCTATGATGAAATCTCGTTCCCGCCCGAAACCATTGAGATTCAGAAGGCTAGAGTCGTCTTCCGCAGAACCTATGTGACCGAAGTTGAACTTCGTTCTATGGCTCAGATGGAAGGCTGGTCTGACTCGTTTGTTAAGCAAGCAGTCAACTGTGCTGGTATGCAGTCGCAGTTCAACGACCCGAATCTTCTCCCTGCCGCCGCCTTGATTAACTTTCAAGTCAGCCGACAGGATAACCTCATCGAACTTGTCTATGCCTACTCCCGCCTCATTGACGAAAACAACATCCAAGGAGTCTACCAAACAATCTTCTGCCCTCAAGCGGGTAGCGAAGACTTTGCCTCGCACGGCTTGCTGGGATATGCACATAACAAATATCCTTTCGTTATCTATCGAAGAGAACGCACTCGTAGAGCGATTATGGAGTCTAGAGGAGTTCCAGAAATTGCTCAGACCGACCAAGAAGAAATCAAGGCACAGCACGATGCCATCCGTGACCGAACAGCGTTCACGACCCTGCCACCTATTCTTGTTAAGAAGCGACTTGGTGGTATAAATAAAATTGCCCCAGGAATTCATCTTCCTGTTACAAGTGCGGATGACTACAAGTTCATGCCCACTCCCACAGGGGATTCTGTTACTGCGTTCACTCTGATTGACCGTGTTGAAATGAACCACGCTTCGTACTTCGGACTCCCGCATCCGAACATCATGCCTCAGAAGACGCAGACCACACAGCAGTTCATCATCAACAACTGGCTGGATGTCTGGAGCGAATCCTTTGCGATGACCTTCAGTCTGATGTTACAGTATATGCAACCCGATGAAATCGAAGGCATTACTGGTAAGGCTCTTCCTCAGAATATGTCCAGCGTGAGCAATATGTTCGACTTCCAAGTGAAATACGATGTGCGAGAACTCGACACAAACTTCGTCATCGAGAAACTCAAGGCTATCACGCAGTTCGTCCTTCCTCTGGATGCTGGTGGTGTCATCGACAAGAACAAGTTGGTCAAGGCGGCTATCGAGGCTATCGACCCAGACAAGGCAAAGGAACTCATCATCAACACAGGCACAGCCTCGCAGTTGCTGTATAAGAACATCCAGTCTGACCTAGGCTTGATGATGCTTGGTAACGAAGCCCAGTATGTCGAGAACGACCCGTCTGCGGCTTCCAAGATGCAGTACCTGCAAGACATCATGGGCAAGAACCCCAAGGCTCAACAGGCTATGCAGTCCGACCCGCACTTCCGTGCTATGCTGGAGAACTATATGAAGAATCTTCAGATGTCCGTCAGCCAGCAACAGAACAAGCAGATTGGTCGTACTGGCGTAACCCCTGTCGCAGAACAGGCTGGCAACCAGATGCAACAGCAGATGAAGGCGGCTGAAGAAGCCCAAGCCCAACAGGAGCAACAAATGCAATGAGTTATCCACAACAAATCATCGTAGGCTTCTCCTTTGAAAAACAGAATGAACTCTGGAAAGCCGTCCATCTCCTACTCGATGCTTCTATTGATTCTGAAGTTGCAAATGCTATCTCTAAAGAAAATAAAGGCGAAGACCGTGCTTGGCATTGTGGCAGAGCCGAAGCCCTTACCGCCTTCAGAGAAATCTTGATGAACACCCGCAATGATGTTCTCCGTGACCAAGGAAGACCCTCAGAAGACCATTCCCCATCGGAAAACGGTATCTGACATAGTAAGTTCTTGCTTACAAACAAATTTAGCCGTATCTGGCTGATAGTTCTGGGACTATAACACCCTGCCTACAAATATAGGACTTTAGACCTTATCTAATGAATACAGACAATCAAGCCGACCTTAGCACGGCACAAAATAACGCTACGACTCCCGAAGGTACATCCACTCCCTTCGATATCAGTAAACTCGCTGACATAGTTAGCGATTCGTTCCTAGGTGGTAAGGAATCGAGTGCGGAGTCACCCGCAGACGAAAACGGTGATTCGGAGGCTCAAGCGACCTCTGAGGACGATGTTCATTCACAAGAAACCGAAACAACTAACGACCAGTTCCAGTCCGAAGACTCCGAGGAAACCGAAGAAACCAAGTCTGAAGATGATGAAATTGAGCGTGGGTTGCCCAAGGGAGTCAAGAAACGCATTGACAAACTCTCCGCTAAACGCAGAGAGGCTGAAGCAGAAGTAGAAAGATTGAAGGGAGAAGTGGAAAGACTGTCGCAAGAGGCTACCAAGCCAGCACAGATTCCTACTGCCGACAATCCGTATGCCAACCTGTCTACGCTTGAGGAAGTCAGCCGTGAGGCAGACCAAGCCAAGCAAATCAGACGCTGGTGCGAAATGAATCCCGATGGTGCAGTAGTTACGGGAAAAGATGGTTCTGAAACCGAGTATACCGCTGAAGAAGTCCGCAATATCAAGATTAAAGCCCTTGATGCCCTTGAGGAACACCTTCCGAAGCGAATGCAGTATCTGCAAAACTTCAATCAGATGGAGCAGGTTGCTTCCAAGGAATACCCTTGGTGGAAGGACAAGTCAGCAAAGGAAAGACAAATTGCTGAATCCTTTATCAAGCACTTCCCAGAAATCCAGAAATTCCCAGACTATAAGATGGTGGTAGGAGATTACATTCAAGGCGTAAAAGCCCGTGAAGCCAAAGGCAAGTCCTCTGGTACTCCAATCAAAGCCCCATCCCAGCCGAGACCTTCAGCCGCCCCTGCTAGAGTTCCTTCAAAGGACGCTAACAGCCAAGCCGCACAGAAGCGTTTTACTGTTTCTGGTAACCGAGATGACCTATCATCTATAATCGCTAACCGATTCCTGTAATCACCCCCCCCCCTAAACCCTATATACCAATATGGCAAATCTAACAGAACCCTCCTTCTCGTCTGGTAAGAGAGAAGAACTCGCTGACCTCATCGCCCTTGTCGATGCCAAGGATACCCCCTTCACCTCTATGGCGAAGAAGGGTAGCAAACCTGGAAATACCCTTTTCAGATGGCAAGCCGACTCTCTGCCTACCCCTAAGCAGACTGGTACAGTTGACGGTACGGATGTCTCGTCCTATGACAACTATGTCAAGGATGGTGCTACCCAATACCGTGCTGAACTCAGCAACTACATCCAAATCTTCCGCAGAGCCGTCCGTGTGTCCCCGCTTACGCAGGACATCTCGACAGTCGCTGGTGTGCGTGACGAACTGGCTAACAATGTCGCTAAGGGCATCCAAGCCTTGAAGCGTGACATGGAAGCCACCTTCTGCTCCAACGGTGGTGCTCAAGCCGACAACGGTACGAACCCCTACCTCACCCGTGGTCTCCACAAGTGGCTCCAGCCTATCGCTACAAAGGATGCTGTCCTCCCTGTCATCGACCAGTTCTGCACCCCTACGGCTAACCGCTCCACAGTTGGTACAGCCGCCCTCACGGAAACGGTTGTCCAGAATGTCCTCACAGGCATCTACTCCCAGACAGGTCAATACAAGGATTATGACGCTCTCGTTGGCACAGCCCTCAAGAGAGCCTTCACAAACCTCGTCTTCACGACTGCCTCTTCGGGTAGCACAAACACCCAGACCGCCATCCGCACGCTTAACCGTGAAGCGGACTCCTCTGCTTATGTCGCTTCGGTTGACATCTTCGAGGGCGATTTCGGTAAGTTACGCCTCCACCCCTCCCACTACCTCAATGCTACCGCTGGCGTTGGTTCGACCTTCACAGGTTACATCATCCCCTTCGACCAAGTTGAAGTGCGTTATGGTGGCAATGTCGCTGGTGTCACAGCCCTCACCAACAACGGTGGTGGCGAAGCCCGAATGATTGAAGCGGTTGCTGGACTTTGCGTCTACAACCCCCTCGCCTTCGGTGTCTTTGACTTCACAGCCTAATAACTGAGGTGTCAGACATAATCCAAAGTCTGGCTGATGCAATCCCCTCCCACCTTAGAAATAGGGTGGAGAGGGAACTCATCAATGGCTGGAGGATGGAGGAAGTCAAGGCAAAGAGCACAGCGAAGCAATCCGCTGTTTTTCGTCACTCTAACGAGGCTAATAACATCGAAGGAGTTGGACGGTTGAAAGCACAGATTCCTATTCAAGCGTGGCACTACTGGGGTCAGCGTCTTGGGTATGAGTGCTGGGAAGACAATACATTCCTAAACGAATTCCTACGGGACAACCCAGAAACAGCCGTTACCAATTATGCCAAGCGTACTTGTGTTAACGGTGCAATTTTCACAGGTGACGGATATCTCACATAATGAGAACATCGAACTACTCGCAAATCCTATTTGACGCTCTCCAGTATTCTGGAAACGACAGACACAACATCACAAATGAGACATTCTCTCAGTTCCGTGACTTCAGTTCTGCTCGTATTCGTGAGGCTTGGGAATCTAACCAATGGGCAGATATCTGCCGACTGGTTGAGTTCACCACGACAACGGATGCAAATGGCGTTACCTCGTTCACGCCCGTTACAGAGGCTGATGAGATTCTTGGTGTGTTCTCTAAGAACCCGCAGGAAACGACAAAGGCTGTGCAGTTGGCGTATCAGATTTACGACAGCGGTACGGAGCGAAAAGTCATAGTCGGAAACGGTATCAGCGGTGGTTACTATCTTTATCGTAAGGACTGCATCGCCCTAGAAGGCGACCTATACAGCCCTACGGTTGTCTACTACCAAGGAGTCCAAGTCTATTTCGACTCTGGCTCTGGTACAGGCTCTTATGTTCCAGTCTTGGGCAAGCCCCACGCTGGCAATTTCTATACTTGCACCGTGACTTCCACGACTGCTGGTCAAAACCCAAACACACACCCTGCTTCTTGGACAAAAGTGGAGATTCCTTATATCTTCTCTTCGTTCATGTCTTGGGGTTCTGCCGCCAACTGGTTTGTCTCTGAAGGTCAGATTCAAGAGGCGGCTACCATCGAAGCCAAGGCTAACCAAGTCCTTGAGCAAGAGTACGACAAGTTCCTGCGTCAACAGGGGCAGTTTGGTAAAATCAACATGACAAACACTTACTAATACAATGGCTAACATCTCATTCTCTTCTCCCTTCCTCCGTGGATTTACCCACACCGATGTTACGGTTGGCACATCTGCCTCTACCGCCCTTGCGGTTGCCGTAACCCCCGAAAGACGGGTAAGCGTTATCATACAGAACCAACACGCTACGGCTCTGCTGACTGTTATTTTTGCCGCTATTGGTACTGCTGGTCTCAAGGTCAAGGCTGGCGAAAGCATCTCCCTTGACAACTACAACGGCATCGTTCGTTGTGTTTCTGACACCGCCTCTACACCTGTCCATATTGCCTACGCCACCTGCTAATGGGGGTTGACTTAAATAGGATTGGGTTCGGCATCTCGTCTGGCTCTAGCCGTAACGGGTTCGGAAACATCGTGTCGTTTCCTGCGACTGGTGGCGGTGGTTGTCCTGCTGATGGTACATTTAATCAATGGATATATGACATTGAGTATCCTATTGCCGAAGGCGGTGCTTCGGTTTATGTAACAGAGGCTTCTGTTGACAAGCCCACACAAATTGCAGATGTTCAAGAGGTTTCAGACGGAAGTTGCGGATTCTATTATGATTGGAGTTCTGCAACAGGAATTGAGTACAAGGCGTACGGAACTGAGTTGTATCTCATTTCAAATACCGAAGCCGTAAATTATTCGATTAACAGTACTGATTATCAAATCGGAACTGCGTCTTATGGTTGCGTTTCAGATGGTGCTGGTGGTTATGTTACAACCACATACAACGCTCAGTACTACAATTACGGCACATATATCGTCACCCTAAGCGGACAAGACCTTCAACTGGAAGTCCCGAATGGGTCTATGAACTATGTTGTCGCTGGAACTTGTGACTACAATTATTACTGCGATGGAGCAGGAAGCGTGTACAACACGCAATCAAGTCTTTCTTGGTTCCCGTTTGGAACTTTCCTTACAAACTACAACGGATATGATTACTATTCCGATAGTGTCGGAGGCTACTACTCTTAACATTTATGGCTACTGAACCTATCACAATCCCTGTTTCTTGGACTGCCTTCGTTAATGAAAAGTCCTGCCTTGGTTATCGTGAGTTTAAACAGAGTGGCAAGTACTGGGGTACTTTGACGCTCATCTCTAAGCCTACCGAGGCTGAACTGAAGGCTGAACTCACCCGTCTCAAAATCTCTTTACCTCAATGATTACCCTTATCATCGCTACGGTCACCTTCCTTGGTGGCGTTTATGTCGGCACTCGCTGGTCTGAAAAGATTAAGGCTGTCTACTTCTCTATCATCTCTCAGTAATGCCTAATGAATACCAAAAGGACGGGGACATAGGATTTGTCGGGCTTAACAGCCGTGACAACCCTAGTTCTTTACCTGCTGGTATTGTTAGTCAGTCTCAGAATTTTAGATTAGATAGAGGGGTTGCTACCGTCCGCAAGGGACTGCAACGCAAGACCATTGGTGCTTTAATAAGTCAGACTATCTATGGAGTTGGCACATATATCAACTCAAGCGGTCAGGAAATAATCATAGCCGTTGTTACAAACGGACTCTATTCTTATAACCCTCAGTCTGAAACGCTATCTGCTAAGGTAAACTTTCCTGCTGGTGAGACAATCACTACGCAAGACGGCTGTGATGTTGTTACTGCGGTAGACAATGTTTATATCAGCCGTGGATGGTCTAAGCGTCCGCTTGTGTGGGATTTAAATGTCACCATTACAGCACTCCCTGTCAGCCCATCTTCTGGTCACAAATTCCCGAACTGCACGGGTATGCTTTACTACGCTAATCGTATGATTGTGTTAGGAAAGTACCACGCTGAGACAAATACGCTCAGAAACTACGATACTATTTCTGTCAGTAACTTCTTAGACTTCCAAGAATGGGATGCCCTCGATGCGTTCACAATTAACAACGGCAGTAACGACCAAGTAGTTGGTGTTGCCCCTTGGACTCTCAACGAGTTCTTGGTGTTCATGCGTAACAGCATATTCTACATCAATACAGGTGGAGACAGATATGTTTCTGGAGACGGTCTTTCTGCTACATCTTACATAAAGACATTAGCCACAGATATAGGTTGTTCTGCCAGAAAGTCTGTCGTACAGGCTGGTGGCGGTGTGTTTTTCTTGTCAGACAACGGCATCTACTTCCTGCAACCTCAACCAGCGTCTGCTGAGTCTATGAAGTTGCTTACAATGGCTGACCCTATTTCGTCTCCCATTGATGATGTTATTCAGAGAATCAACCGCACCTATGCTCATCGTGCCGTTGCTACCTATTGGAATAACAGATACTATCTTGCTGTCCCGCTTGATTCATCTGTTGATAACAACGCTATTCTTGTTTATAACTTTATTTTAAAACAATGGGAATCGGTTGACATCTATCCTTCTGGCTTTGATGTATTTGATTTCATTGTTGCTAAGAAAGACAATCAAAGACGGTTGTACGGAGTAGACACAGACCAAGGGTTGTTCTTAATGGAAGAACTAAACTGGGATGAATATCAAAACTGGGCTGTAGGAGACCCTAACTCTGGTAAACCTACACTTCCATTTTATCTTCCTGCTACATTAGAGGCTTTGTCGTTCCCTGCCAACCCTATCAATTCTATATTAAAGACACGAAGATATTCGTTTAATAGCATTGGAGACAAACGATTCAGCACCGCTGAGGTCGAACTTGTTGCAGATGCTGGCTCTCAAGTAGTTACTACTGCTGAAGTCTATAATCCAGATATTGTGTCAGTTATTGATACATTTGGCTCTGAGTTCACAGAAGACTCTGCCAG